CACGATATTGGTGTCGGGGTCAGTTGACGTGGCCCGCACCTTAAATTGGAAGCCACGCCCTCGGGAGATGACGTTGGCAAATTCGTTCCAGTCGCCGTAAACAGGCGTGCCAGCAGGGTCGTCGGTGGTGGTGCGCACGTATAGCGCAGCATTAACCGTGTCGATGTTGTCTTCATCAATCAGCGGCCACTCATCAATGAGCTGCACCTTGTCATCCCATAATGCTGCCGGCACTATTGGCCGGGTGACAAAACGGCGCCGCAGGTTCACGTCGTAGACGGCGCCCATGTCCCAGCTACTGCCAAACTCGTACTCGCCTAGTGGGTTGACGCCGCCAACAGCATCTAGCGCCAGCAGCGCATCAAAGTCGCCGTCTGTTGCCATGTCATCAATGAGCTGGCCAGAATCAAGGATCAGGCCGTCATAGTCGGCAAAGTAAAACAGCCCTTCAGTGTTACCGCTAAATGGTGGCGTCTCTTGATCCTCGGCATATTGCTTAAACAACGAGCGCGGCTGCGGTTCGGGGAAGTCAGCAACGATGGTGTTAGCCGTGGCAGAGCGGTTGCCGGTGTCATCTTCAAACTTGAGCAGGTAGGTGCCTTCTAGCATTGGCACCTGCTTCTGGGTTTGCGAGCCGGCAGCAGCAGCGACAATCTCCTGCGACTCCTCCCATGTGGCGCCAGACAGGGCAGTGCTATGGCGAATCAGCACCTTGCCGCCTAGCAGCACGTCTAGGTCAGGCGAGCGACCCCAGGTGAGCACACCACTGAGTTGATCGCCCGGTATAAGGCTGACATTTTCCACGTCTGCAGGTGGCGCAGTCTTGCCAAATGTTTGCTGCGTTAGGAATGCCGGCTGCACGGACGTTTTTAAGTTGGCGGCAATCGAATACACCTCGATCTCGTACACGCCGGGCGTGGTATCTAGGATTTCAAAGTCAAGCCGTTGAATGCGCAAGTCCGTAAAGTTGCCATTAGTTGGCCGATAGCGAATCCTGTACTGCTGCACACCTTCTACGCTATCCCAGTCGATGACTAGCTTGGACTTGGCGATGCCGCCCGCATCATATAGAAGCTCAATGGCGGTTAAGTTAGTAGGCGCTGCGGGAACAATGTTTAGATCGGTGATGTCACGCTCTTGCAGCGGCTGATCGCGCTCGACGAAGCCATACTTGCTCGCGTTATATGACAGCGCAGTGATGGCATACTTGGATCCGTCCTGCTCTGCAATGCCGAGTACGCGCCACGTAGACGTTTGGATGTTGGTAGTTTCGTACACCCATACGGTGTTAGCGCCTGGTGCCGTGCTAAATGCACTGGTGACGGTGATCACATTGCCAACGATGCTTTGCACCGTGCGAAGCTCAACAGTGCCAGTGGGCAGAATTGCTGAGATGGTGCCGGGAGTAGTTAGGCCAGTTGCATCATCAACAGTGATGGCGGTGGTCGTGGCGCTGCTGATGCGGCCGCCGCGTCTGGCGCCAGCCTTCACAGGATCGGCAATGCTGATCACCTGACCGGGGCGCACGATGACGCCTGCATCCATGCTCGTTGCAAAGGTGACAGTTTCGCCTTCGTAGCGTTCTGAATACAGCAACCACTCACCAATGCGATGCGCCTGGCCTCTACTGGTGCAGGCGAATGCGCTGAGTTCAGTTTTCACCACGCCATACTTGGCAATGGCTTCTGCATCTTCCACCACTTCGTAGGTGATGTCGCGCAGTACTAAATCTAAATAGCTGACCACAGCCACATTGGGGCGTGTCTTAAGGCTGCTGCCGCTGTAGCTGAAGCCTTCTTCGGTTACATTCGCCAGCGTAAATAAATAGGCAGGATCGACTGGTTTATCTTGCGATACTGTTAGCGAGCCAACTGCCCAATACGGCATGGCGCGAAACACGCTGCACATGTCATTGATTAGTTTGTATGCTTCTTCACTGGTTTGGATGTTGACATTGCAGCTAAAGCGTGGCTCGTAGCCGCCGAAGCCATCAGGGACAATCTCATTGCAATACTGACTAGCCGCAAAGAATGACCACTTATCTAGCTGCGCAGTGTCAAGATGCTCGCCCAGCCCATAGCGAGATGAGCTAAGTAAGTCCCACAGTATCCACGCTGGGTCGCTGCACCATTGCGCTGCGCCAAATGTGCCATTCCAGATGCCGGCATAAGTTAAGCGGCCATTGGTGCTATCTACGGTGGCATTGTTGGGGATGCGTACCTTAATGCCGCGAATCAAATAACTGCGTTGTGGGATGTTATTAAACTGTTCGGCGTCAATGCGGATGCCAACCAGGGCGCTGTTAGGATAGGCAAGGCGGCTGTAGATGATCTCCGTGTAACTGGTCCAGGTGAACTCATTAGACCTGCGCAGATCGTTGCTATCTGCCGTTAGGCGCACCATGCGCACATCTACTGGGAATGTGCCGCCAAGGTTTACGAGGTATGCCTTTTGATATGGGTCGCCAGTGCGACCTGACACGGTGTCATCAATGACGGTACTAAAGCCGCCGCCGTTATATTGAATCTGGATTTGCAGGCGGAAACTTTCGCCAACCGTATCGCCTTCATTGGTGATAAATTCCAGCCGTGGCACGCTAATGGTGATGCGCACTGCATCAGTTTGCGAATCAGTGATGGTGCGCGTTACAGGGCCATCATTGCGGACGGTGACGCCTACACCACGTTCGTCTTCAATCTCACCAGCAAAGGGAATGGCATCTTGGTTTTGCGTGCCTTCGCGTGTGTAGACCGTTACGTTTTGAAAGTTAAAGGTTCCATCTGGATTTTGCAGTGGGGTGTTGTCTAGGTAGATGCTTTTGAAACCATCTTTTAAACCAGCTATTTCACCTTCACTAACTAGGTCAATCAGCTCGGCATATTGGCGTGAGTCAAGGCTGTCGCGAGCAGTTGTTGGTGTGCGGGCACCGCCGCCTTTGCTGCCTTTGCCAAAGCCGCCGCCGCCAGCACCAGTGATCAAAGCGGTCATGCGGCCACCTGCACGGTATCAATGCCAGCGGAGATAACCACACTGCCGACGAGGGTTTCGCCGTAGACAATGGGGACCGGCACACCTTGGCGGCTGGTGTTCTGGATGCCGCTGAAGCTGTAGCTCTTGCGTGGGTCGTCTTGCTTGTCGGCGCCTTGCGGCACCTTTGGCGTTGGCGTTAGGAGCTGGGCGACACCACCGAGCACGAGGCTAACACCTAGGCCAACAAAAATAGTGCCAACTGTGCCAATTCCCATAAAACCACCTAAAACCACGCCGGCAGATGCAATGGCACCGATTCCTAAACTTAAAGCAATGATTGCAATCCCAGCAATAATCCGCCCCACTGCCCCAGCGCCTGCCACTACGGGCACGAAGCTGATGGGAGCTGCACCAGCCGGGTGATGCAGTTCTTCTAGGTCGATGTCGTAGGTGCCGATGCTGACGCGGTAGTGCTGGTCGCTCATGTGCGCTTCTAGCTCAGGCCAGTTGGCCAGCAAAAACCGCACTGCTTCGGCGGCAGTAGCCACATCTGCTTCGAGCACGCGGTGGCCAATGAACTTTGCGAGCTTGCCGTACAGCTTGATTTTACGCAGCATGTCGCAACCTCCTTCCTGTACATTTTAGTAGCCAACCACCATAAAGGTCGCGGCTACTCAAGCGGCTTTGCAGGTGGTGGAGGATAGTTTGATCGCCCAGATACACGGCGCAATGGTTGAGGCCAGTGCTGCTGATGCTCATCAACAACAAGTCACCAGGCGCCAGCTCCTCGTCTTCCTCCAGCTCGCGGAAGCCAGTGCCCTTCCAGCAGCGGTCAAAGTATGGCTCCGCCTGGAACTGCTCAGGGCTGGCGCAGCGTTCCCAGTCGCGCAATGCAAGGCCATTCTCGGCATACCAGTCGCGGGCTAGCGTCCAGCAGTCATGCACGCCAAACACCCACTCACGGCCAATAAGTGGCGCCTTGAAGCCGCAGGGTGTGCAGTCGCCCCATAGCTCGGTTTTGGGGTTGACGATGTGCCAGGGGAGTCCGTTGGCCTCGCAGGCAGCGCGATCTGCAGGTGATGGCGTTGGTGGCGTTATGGGATGGCTATGCACCACCGCGATGATCTCGCCTGCATCTTCAGCAGCGGTCCAGTCATCAGGCGCTAGCACAAAGAACTGGTCGGGGCTGGTTGCAAGATTCTGGCATGGCCAATACTTGCGGCGCCCTTTGCGCACGATGAGCAAACCGCAGGCCTCGCGGGGATCTTCAGCCTTGGCGTGTGCAAGTGCGTCATCTTGCCAGGTCATGTGAAGAACGTTCCCACGCCTGGGTAGCTGCCGTATGGAATCGAGGCATTGGCGCGGAAAGTGTAGTTGCCGTTTGTCGAGACGAAATTATAGGTGGCGGATGGGATGCCAGTGAATTGGTAGATGGAGAATGTAGCGGATGCTCTGCTTGCTACCGCTTGGCTGATGGTGTAAACTTTCCGCCGCTGGAAATTTCTGCCTACACTAATCCAGTAATAGCGAACATTGGTGATTACTGCACCTCTTGAAAGCGGCATAATACTGCTATTAGCAATAAGCTGACCAACGCTGCCGGCTGCATTTGTGGCTACTTGAATAGCAATTCTATCAGCAGTGCCGGCGAACGAGTCTATCACCGAGTAAAACTGCGTCGAGTCTACAGTTGAGCTAAGCGTTACCGTATTGCCTGACACCCCAACCACTTGCGTATTGCCTGGCAAGTAGTTGCCGAATACAGCCATGCCAGGAATAATGCCAGCGGCGCTGGATAATACAATCTGCGTGTAGTTGCTTTGGATGGTGCCTGTTGTAGTTACATACGTGCTAGCTGTAGAGTTCTGGTTGACGGTGACCAGATTTCCCGCCACGCTCGACACCGTAGTGCCACCAGGCAGGCCAAAGCCGGCCACGGGATCACCAGTGCTAAATGATACCGACTGGCCCAGGGTGATGATATTGCTGCCAACTGTGACGGTTCCATCAAAGCGTTGCTGAGAGAACCGCAACTCACAACTGCGCAGCCTTTTGCCACATACATCTTGGCCGGCTGAGCTTACAATGTCGTCATTGAAGTTGAAATATGCGTTGCCGGCATAGCCGCACTCGGGGCCGCGATAGGTCCACTGGCATACATTGCTGACGCACTGCCGCTTTGGCGCCCTTACGCCAACGAGGTCAAATGCAGCGGCCAGCTCAAATTCAATTAGGTCGCGGTTTTCTGATGCCTTGCGGTCGATGTAATATATTTCTCGCGGAAATTCCGCTGTAGGATCTTCAGTTGGGTTAATCGCTTCGAGCAATATGGAGCTGCCATCTTCTAGTAGCAATGCGTCGCTATCTTCTGTTAGCAGAATGCCGGCATCAGGAAAGTTTGCAGCATCTAGGTAGCGTGCCAGCGTGCGAATGCGCGTTACCTTGGCGCCTTCCAAGCCATTTGGCAACGTGAGAATAATGCCAGTGATGGTGCCATAGATGTTGCTGATGCGCAGCTTTGGCCGGGGCAATGAACCAGTGCCCGTATATTCAAACTCTGTTGCTTCAATCGGGAAGGCTAGATACGCTTGGCTGTTCCAGATGATGTCGCCGCTGTTAATTTCGTTAACGCCAGCGTGGAAATAATACGTCTCATTAACGCCATGCTGCGCTGCATTTAGCTCTAGCTGGAATAGCTCAATGACGGCGCTAGGCGCAACCGACTGTAGATCTGATACAGGTACGGCCATCTTTAAGGCTCGAACACTTGCTTGAACGTAGCCCGAATAACAGCGCGAAATGGCTCGTCAATGGTCTTCTGCCATTGGCTGCAGATCCACTTGTAACTGGTGCTGGTATCAGGTGGTGTCCAATCAAAGGACTCCGCACCAGCGCGGGCTTCTAGGAAGGTTTCAATTTCGTCGGCTACGGTTTCAGTTACATTCCACTCCAGTGTCCACTCCTTAGGGTCTTGGTTGAGGCCAAACCGCACGCGCTGCTCGTAGCCATCGCCAAATTTGGTGGACCGTACGGTAGGTGCGCTGCTTTTGCTTGCGCCGACGCGTGGTTTGTAATCAGGGAAGGTAGCCATTAGCGTGCCAGGATTCCGCCGGGTCGTTGTTGCTTGATTAGCTCCGACTGTAC